TTAGAGGCTCTTAGACTTAATACGCCTGTTAATACCGGACAAACCGCAGATTCATGGAACTATGAGATAATAAGTTCCGATGGGATAGTTACCATAAACTACTACAATGATAATCTTGTAGACGGATGGTTTCAAGTAGCTGTTTATCTGGAGCTTGGACATGGAACAAACGGTGGTGGATATGTAACTGGGTATCCATACATTGATGAATCGATAGAAGTTGCATTTAATCAGTTAATAGAAGATGTGTGGAGGGGAGTTGATAAGTCATGAGCTCTACTATTGAGAACAAAGTTGTAAAAGTTTCATTCGACCACAAAGACTTTGACAAGGGTCTTGATGAGAGTAAGAAAGAGCTTGAAAAGTATGAGAAGAAGCTTAAGATGGACGACGGCGTTAAAGCCTTGTCTGCCTTTCAAAAAAGTTTGAATGCTATAGATTTAAGCGGATTTTCAAAATCAATAAACGCTATTGAAGGTCGACTATCAACTTTCGGAATCATGGGTGCCGAGATTACTCGTAAAGTAACCGACTCAATGATTTCAGCAGTTACAAATCTGTATGCCACAACAATGGGTCAGATAAAATCCGGAGGTAAAGCCAGAGCAACAAACATTGAACAGGCTCACTTCCTATTACAGGGTCTTCTTGGGGATGAAGAAAAAGTCCAGGAGATAATGGATGTTGCTATGGATTCCGTTGATGGAACCGCCTATGGATTTGACCAGGCTGCTAAAGCTGCAGCACAGTTTGTAGCATCAGGTCTTACAGCTGACGAATTAGTAACACCTCTTAAAGCAGTTGCGGGTGTTGCAGCTACAACTTCTAGTGATTACTCAGCTCTTGCAAATATTTTCACAAAGATAGCTGGTCAGGGTAGAGCGATGACTGGTGAATTAAATCAGTTATCAAGCTATGGTATTAATGCCGCAGCTACTTTGGCTGAATATTTTAATGGCGTTTCTGATGGAACTATTCAGGTAAGCAAAGAAGTACAAAATGAAATAAATGGTGCCTGGGCTAAAGCAGAGGTTTCTGATAAAGTTAAGGATATGCTTGGCGAAGGCGGAAAAATGACCGAGGGCGCTATCAGAGAGTTAGCTTCTCAGAGTGCAATAACATTCCGAATATTCTCAGATGCACTCGGTCAAAGATTTGGTGAGCACGCTAAAAAGGCTAATGAAACGGTTAGTGGTGCAATGGCAAATGCTAAGGCGTCATTATCAAGAATTGGTGCTGAATTTTACTCACCTTTGATTGAACAAAATGGACCACTTGTTAAGATGTTTAACTCATTGAGAGTTGCAATTAATGTGGCTAAGAAAGATTTAGAGTCCTTCTTCGCAGATATTTTACCAATTGCTGAGAAGGTAATAGGTCTTGTTACAAGCATTGCTGATGTTGAAAGTGGTAAAGTATATTTAGAGCTCGATAGAATGATGGGTTCTATCAATGATATTGCCTGGTCTTTAACTGGAATATTCTCACAATTACAAGAAGCATTTACTTCTGTTTTTGGAGATTACAGTTTCGTAGACTTTTTAAATACCATTGGTTGGTATATTAATAGAGTAACGAGATTTATATTAGGATTAACTGTAGCATCCGATGAAGCCTCATTAGCCAGAGCCAAACTTGTTGATAATGAAGGTGGACACCTTGTAGGTTTCTTTAAACTTATATTTGGTATCATTAAACAGTTTAAAACGGTTGTTGTTAATGGGTTTACATTTGCTAAACAAGTAGTCACACTATTTGGAAACGCACTAGAGAATGTGTTTGGTGGACTAGATGGCGTATATGATGAAATCTTGAGCATAGCCGAGGGAATAGCGATATTCTCAAATAATCTGAAAATGTCAGATGAGCAGGGTGAGAAGACTCAGAAAATATTTGAAATTATATTAACAGTACTAAAGGGTGTAATGGGCGCCGTTAAGTTGATAATACCATATGCAGCCAAATTATTTGTAGCATTACAGCCACTATTTGATGTATTAGCTGACATATTCATTACAGTATCTGACGCCATATTAGGTACTGATGCTGCCGCAGAAGGTGCTAAAGGTCTAACCTCAGTTCTTGATGGATTAGTTTCAATAGTTGGAAAAGCTGCACAATTTATACATGACTTATATTTTGCCTTAAAAGAGGGCGATTTAGATCTCGTAAAAGAAAAATTCAAATCATTGGGCGAAGCCATCTTTGAAGGATTAGGTTCTGTCAAAGATAGTCTATTATCAAAGATTCCAGATAATGGGATATTCGGTGGTATAATTGACTACTTAAAAAATACAGAGATTTCTATTGGTGGCGTTAAAGATGCTATAACAAGTTTCTTTGATACATTATCTAACCACATACCAGTCCTTCAGGACATTAAAGACATGTTTTCTGAAATGTTCGGATTAGGTAAGACCAACCTTTTTGATGAGATAAGAGAAATGGGTGGTGGTAAAGCCGGCAAACCTGATGATTCAGACATAAACAAATATGGCGGCGGTATCATGCAAATGGTACAGGGTAAATTTGAAGAAATTGGTGAAAATGCAAGAAATAACACCATGGTAGGTTCATTTACAACAACCATATTGGGTGAGCCACAAGATTTCTCAAGACTTGTATCAGAATATGAAGACCCATTTAATAAGATTATAGTATTAATTAATTCCTTAGCTGGAGCAATAACCTCTCTAAGATTGGCAACCGGTGTTAGTAATGCTTTAACAGGTATTGGTACTTTCATGTCAAGTATTGGAAAAACTGCTCAGGACTTCTCTGGAGGCTTAAAAAATTTCCTAAACCCATTTGCTGATGTAGCTAAAAAAAAGGTAGCAATGGACGGAATCTTTAAAATAATAGCCGCTATTTCAGCCCTAATATTCTCATTTGCATTATTAGTAAAAGTTGCCAGTCAAGACCTTGATGCTTTTACAAAAGTATCAGCAGTTATATTAGTTCTTGTTGGAGTTCTTTTATTTGCTCTTGTCAGGCTATCTAAAGCCAAAGGAAGTATTACAAAAGTTACAGCCGCAGCAACTGCCATGGAAAAGATGGCAAAGGTAATAGCTATTATATCTGCAGCATTGATTGCTATAATGGAAGTTATGGCATATACCGATGCTGGAATTGACGAATTGATAGCTGCGGTAGTTGCCATAGGTATTGCATTGGCAGTTATGGTAGGATTAACCATTTGGTTGTTAAAAAATGCCAAAGATGACCCGACAAAAGCTGTCGCACTAATACAAAGTATGACTGTTATGTTAATAGTTGTTGGCGCAGCCTTAGCAATATTGTCGTTGATGGATCCTTTGTCAGTATTAGGTGCTGCGGGCGGTTTAGCTTTAGTAATATTTATATTAGGTATTGTACTTATAATGCTAGTTGGAATATCCAAAAAAGCAGATATGCATAAGGTTGAAACTGTCGGTAAGTTATTTGAAAGGATGGCGAATGTTCTCGCAGTTGTAGCTCTTTCTTTATGGCTTCTTGCAAAACGAGACCCCGAAAAGATAGCTGCAGCAGCAATTGCTATTGCCGGACTAATGATTCTTATTGCTGGAGTATTTTGGTTCTTAGGAAAGTTTGTCAATCCAGCATCGATGGAAGCTTTTGCCACAGCATTTCTCGCTATTGGAGGGGCTTTATTACTATTATCAATCGGTATTTTAGCAATTGTTCAAGCACTATCATTACTAATGTTATTAACATTAAAATTCAAATTAACAGATATATTGAAAACTCTTGGTGGATTTCTAGCAGTTATTGCAGGCTTTTTACTAGTTATAGGCTTGATCGCATATGCATTTGGTGGACCAATACTCTTGTTAGGTCAGGGATTTTTCTTACTAGGCGCTGGTTTATTCTTAGTAGCCTTAGCTGTAAAAACTTTAGCTACAGGTATTATAATGTTTGTAGGAGCCCTAGCTGTCTTAGCTGGTGCTTCAGCCATAATTGGTCCTGGAATAGAAGCTCTTGGTACATTATTAACTGGTATGGCTGCAGCTTTGGCTGATGCGGTAATGATATTCCTAAAAGAAATTCTTAAGGGAGTATTTGACATGATTTATGAAATATTGACGTTCATAGAAAATGCCATACCGATGGTCTGCAACATTTTGTTACTATTAATGGAGGCCGTATTTGCCGTAATTGTTGGTTTCATATTATATTTGGTTGAGAGCGGAGAAGCCTATACGGCAGGTTATGCACTTGTGGGATTTATCATCGAATTCCTATCAGGTATGATTGATGCATTAGCAGACAGAGTTGAAATGCTAGCAGATGCCATTACGAAACTTATTATTGCGATATTGGCAACCATTGGACTTGTTCTTAGAAAACTCGGCGGTATTATAAAAGATGTCGTAATGGAAGCTGTAAAACATGTAAAGAAGGCTCTAGGTATTAACTCACCATCAAAGGTATTCTTCCAAATTGGTAAGTTTATATTATTAGGTCTTTGGAATGGTTTAAAGCTTATATGGAAATTAATCGTTAAGGCTGCTAAAGCTGTTTGGAGAGCCGTCAAGAAAGCATTCTTCGCTGTTGTTGATTGGTTTAAGAGTCTCCCAGAAAAGATTGCAAACGCTATTAAATCATTCTTTGAATGGGTTGGTGGAATAGTTGCAAGTATAGCTACAAAGATTGGCGAAGGTCTTGCTAATGGTTTACAAGCGATTAAAGACTGGATAGTTGATAAAGCTGGTGATTTGAAGCAGGCTGGAACGGACTTTATAGGCAATATTATCGAAGGATTTACAAACTTTGTTGAAGACCCAGTTGGAACTATTAAAAATATCTGGGAAAGTATAAAAGAAGTTCTTGGTGGTGTAAAAGATTGGATTAGTGAACATGTAACTAGTGCAATAGACACCGTAGCAGGTGCAATAGCTGGTGTTGCTGATAAACTTGGTTTGATAGATTTAGAAGATGACGAAACTGGAACTGAGAAAGCTACAAGATTATACGGTAAAACTTGGGGACAGAATCGAGGAGTATTTGAATCTTGGGTTGAAACACCTGAGAAATTAGCTAAGGCTTACAATACTGGATTAAAGAACAACAATCAGAACCTATTAAATCTTGTAAATGATTACGAAAAAGCTGTTAGTGAAATGACTGACGAGCAGAAGGCTAAATTGGGAATTACCTTTGAGACAGCAGAAGATGCAGCCGCAGTATACATTGACGATTGGGTTAACCAGACAATGGACCATTGGTATACGGAAAAGAAAGGTACTGAGATAGCTGATGGAATCATAAATTCTGTATCTGCTTCTGATGAAAAGAAAGAAGAATTAAAACAGAAGGTCATAGACTTATCAAATGGTATCGGTGTTGAAGGTGGTCAGACATCTGGTGATGCAATATATGGAAGTATGATTAAGTGGTTTGAAGATAACTATCATACTAACTATGAAGAGGCTAAACGAAAGACTGATAGTCTATTCAGCGAATTAGGTATGAATTATGGTACAGTACTTGCGTCTAGTATCCAGGAAGGCATAAATCAATCTCCAAATCCTACAGTAACATTGGATACCGTAATTAATCCGGATGCTGTTGGCACATCCATTCAGGAAGCTATTAGTTTAGGTTTATCAGGCCTTTCAATAATTAACCCAGCATTTGGCGGTATGGCTGCAGCTCTAAGGCCTTCAAATAATAAAACAACCGTTAATAATAACACAAATTTAGTTCTTTCACAGACAAACAACGGTACTGGTGTAATTTCTGCTCCAGAAGCTATGCGAAAGGCAGTACAAGGTTTATTAACTAAAGACGAATGGTTCCAAATGAAAAATATGAGTAATAACGTAAAATCTGGTGGTTGAGTTAATTTCAGTTTTTAATTAAAAAATCAAAATAAGTAAAGGAGAGCATTTCTATGATACTAGAAGTTAAAGCCACAAATTACCGAGGCAATTCTATGGTATTTGATATGTGGGACCCCGATGAATCTGGGTATGCCATAACTAAGATTGATGGTCTTGGTCCAATAAAGACTACTGTTAATAGAACTGCTCGAGGAAGCCTTGATGGTTCTTATTACAATTCTTGCTCTGGACGAGAAGGTCGAACTATAACATTGACATTTAGACCTGTCCAGGGCGAGGATATCGAGGCTTGCAGACAACGATTGTATAGTTTCTTTTTGATAAAGGAGCAGATTACTTTAATAATTACAACAGAACATAGAAAAGTTGCATTTACAGGTTATGTGGAATCTAACGAGCCAGACATATTCTCAAATGCTGTTACACAAACCGTAACCATTGTTGGTACTGAGACGACTTTCAAAGCGTACAATGACGATACAAGGTCGACAAGATATCATTGGTATATGACGGGTGTTGAGGATACTGGCTTACAGTTCCCACTATCTAATGAGATACCTTCAGATGCTCAGAGCAGCTATACAACGGCTTTAAAAGAAGATACTGATGGATTAATTAGTGGTCAAACAGCTGCAACTCCATTATATTGGTATTCGAATCAGATTTTCTTCGACTACATAGACTATGTAAACCTTACAGCTTCTATGAACTACGATGGTGATACAGAAACCGAAGTTAAACTATACATTAGTTTTGAAGGTGGGGTACCTTATGCCGCAGGCCATACGAATCACATATTAATCAAAGCATCTTCGGGTGGTTATATGGTAATTGATTTGAATGGTATAGTTAATGACCTAGGTTTTACATTGACTGAAACTTCTCAAATAATAATTGACAGCGTTACAGGAAGCAAGAAAGCCTATATCTATGATAAAGAGAATATGAGACCTTACAGTATTATACCATATCTTCACGATGTTAGTTGGTTTACATTGACTCCTGGTGAGAATATATATTCATGGTCTGCTAAACATTACAGTGAGTATCTATCACTATCGTTAGAATATAACAAATTATTTGAGGGGGTATAATTTATGAATGAATTTCCAATAATTACAATATTAGATAATGCATTTAATACTCTCGATTATATTGATGGTTATAAGTCTCTTGGGTGGAACTCGCAATTCAATGATGTCGGGACCTTTGTAATGGAGTGTCCTATAACTCATGAAAAAATCCAGAGATATTTAGTAACCACGGAACCTCAGACAACATATTTCAAGTTAAATAACGAGATTATGAGAGTCGAACGTGTAACTATAAAATCTAGTCTGACTGATGGTTATATTGTTACTTTAGAGGGTTCTTCTCTTGAGACTATTTTAAAAGATAGAGTAACGTGGTATGATACTCAGATTGTTACTTATGGTGAAGATGATACGGATTCTTATGGAGATTATGGTCCAGATTTTAACACAGTAATAACCAGATTAATAACTAGAAACTTTATAAATGCTACAGATAGTATTAGAAATATTCCAGGCTTTCATATAGCCCCAATACCTTCAGATATCGCATCTCTAGGAATGAGTGGTTTTGATTTTTCAATGTTAACTTGCTTCGATATTATCAAAGAGATTTGTGATACGTTTGGTATTAGATTTGGATTAAGATTGGATTCTAATAAGACATTAGAATTATATTTCAAATATCCAGTCCAACCAAATAGGGCTTCTGTGGTATTTTCAACAGCTTATGGTAATGTGTTAAATTCGGCATTCCAGTACGATTTGACGCCTAGAAACATGATTCGTGTATGGGCTCCTGATGGTGAATACAGTACTAATGGTGGAACTGCTACTTCAGGTTTAAGACCTAGGTCTTCTTATGGAACAACTAATGGTGGTTTAAATAGACGAGAAATGGTCTATGAGGATGATGGTTCAGCAAATGTTACGACAAACAACGTATCTTACGAAAATCGAAGCTATGCCCAAGCTTGTAGAGCTACTAGAAAGACTGCCAAATTGGTATTAGAAGAGCAGAGAAGAATACACAATTTTGAAGCAGATATTGATTGGACTCAGTTTAAATATGGTAAAGATTATGATATTGGTGACTGGGTTTATGTTGAGAATGAATTTGGAATGGGTGGTCACGCACAAGTAACTGGATTTGTTAGAACTTGGGATGATTCAGGTATTAGCGAATATCCAAACTTTGAGTTTAGTGCGTCTGATTCTACGTTCCAGTATGGAAATTAGGAGGTATTATATTTATGGCAATTACGTCAGGATTCTGGGATTCCTTTAATGGAGACCGAATGTATTCCGCAGAAGCTTTTGGACAATTATTTGAAGGTTTGATATCTGATGGCATTGCTCAGTCAGAGGGAAATGCCCTTGCTTATGATGTCTCACAGGCTGGAACGGCAGTTGGAGCACCTAAAATAGGCGTAAAGAGTGGTAAGGCATGGTTTAACAATCATTATATTCGAAACGATGCTACAACGTATATCACATTGGATAATCCTCAAAGTTTATACAGTGGAACGGTTGACCCTCAAAATTCCTATTATGCAAAAGCTCTCATTTATATGTATATAGACACAACAAAGAGTGGTGGAACAATTGCAAATACATATGAGAATGTAACGACTTCGACTACTGGAAGAATTTGCGGTCTTGGGGTTAGTTATGTGCCATCAGTTACTACTAGTTATGACGATATACGAAACCCAACTGCAACAGGCTCTACAGGAATCTACACTTATCCATTATATTTGATTCAATACAATGACAGCGAACAGCAATTAGCCGAAGGTAATATTTTAAGGGATTACCGTGGAACTTCTTCTTGCCCTTGGATACAATTATTAATCGAAGGTGAGGTCGGTAATGCCTTGAATACTTATTATTAAAGGAGGTATTATATTTTGGCAAATTCATTTGGGGCTTTAAAGTCCGTTAAGAAAAATGGCTTCTTTACTAGTGAGTTTGGTAGTAGAACCTATACATTTAATAATAAGACTGTCCTTACTGGTGATAGAGGGTATATGACTTCTGATTTTGGAGCATTGCCTTTCTATCTCATCAATGAGGGTATTATTCCAAACTATGAAAGTATCTTCGAACCTTTTACCAATGGTGGCTACTTCATAGATGGCTACACAAAATTTAAGATAGATTTATATATTGACAAGGGTAAAGCTTGGTATAATAATGCCTCGGTTCTTAATGGAAAACACTCTATTGTCGGTGGTTATTATATTAAGAATGATGAGGACATGTATCTGTTACATAGTACTGAAATAGACGCCTCACCTAAAAGCTTTGCTAGTGGATACGACTACAAATGTGGGTTCATATTCATTTATGCAGAGTTAGATACTACACAAGGTCGAAGACAACTCGTTTTCAGAACTATGAGCCGTTCGTTTAATGGTGATGCTAGTGTTCTAGATAATCAGGAGAATGTATTTGACTTATATTATAGTAGGTATAAGACAAATGGTAGGCGCTTTATAGTTCCATTCTTTAAAATTGAATGGCAGCTTTGTAAGGATGTTCAGTACCCACCTTACTCTTTAGCATATATTGCAGAGGATTATCGAGGTGAGGATGGTTCTACGACAGGTCATCCAAAGTATTATGTAGGAACTACGGCACCAACATATTCATTATATTGTCCATTTGCGAAACGAGTGGATTCTAATATTATCTAATCTAGGAGGCAGATGTACGATTGACCACGTGGCAATGCTCTTTAATGGGTACATCGAGTCGATTTAGGTGGGCTGAGAATCGACTATTATATTTTACAGAAAGGTCGGCGTTTTATGGTTCCAGAAATTGCTACACTTTTATCAACACTATTAGTTGCATTGATTAGCTTAATAGGTACAATAATAACCACAAAAAGTGGAAATGAAAAGATACAGCATGAATTGGACAAGCATAATGCTGTGCAGGATACTAAAATAGAGGAGTTGACCAGAGAGGTTCGACAACATAACGATTTTGCTACAAAGATTCCGGTTATTGAACAACGAGTAACTGCTCTGGAAAAGAGCGTCTATAACCGTTCTTAAGGAGGTGTTATGGTTATGAGCAATAAGACCTATGACATTTTGAAGATTATATGTCTGATTGTACTTCCAGCATTTACAACTTTCGTAATAGCTATTATTCCAGTACTTGGAGTGCCGCACAGCGATGCTATTATATTTGTTTTAACAGCATTTAACACAATGTTAGGTACAATTATCACAAAGATTAGCAGCATGTACAATAAAAAGATACAAATAGAATCTGAAAAACCTATAAATCAAGCATAATATTATATCCTGGGCGTCTCTTATTGTGGGGCGCTCAGATTCGATTAAATTCTACCATAATATTTTTTTGCATTTACAAAATTTTCCCGGGTGGGAATTTCCGAAAAAATGTCCCTATATAATGAACTAATAATAACGTTTTAAGGGCATTATAGCCCGGAAAGGAATGTATTATGGAAGAATTAAAAAATGTTGAGAAGGCTTACGAGGAGTCAAAGTATTTAAATGACAAAATAAGACTGGTTTTAACAAAACTGGAGACATTGAGGTTTTTAAAGGAGACAAATTCAATAACCAAAGAGAACATTGAAAAAGAGGTAGAAAAAATTAAAGATGATGATTTAGTGATGATTAAGGCTAAATTAGATAATATTACAGATTTGTTAGATTTAGAATTGTAATAAAAACGGGGAATGCAGAAATGTGTTCCCTTAATTTTTTCCGAATAAATATTACTACATAATGCAGTAAATGCGAGGTTTTAGGATAATAAAAATAGAAAGGAGTACAGTATGTGTAAAAAAGATTTTGAAACATTGGCTGTAGGATATTTGACAACTAGAACTGTAGAATTGGTAAGATATATCAAGTCACATAGGTATGAACTTGAAAAACGTGCTGAGAGATTTGATGATGCTGTGATGGATGATGTTTTAAAAGAAATCAATAGAGCAAAAAGCTCGGAAAGGAGTACAACATGTACGGACTTATAACTGGAGGATTAGTAGGAGGACTTACAAAGGTCTTCCTGAATAACCCGAAAAAATTTATAGAGGATTTTGTAGTTGGTTTTGTTGAAAGTTTTATATTTGGATTAGGAGCAGTCCTGATTGGAATATTATATGAAAAACTGAGACATAAAAAGTAATTAGAACGGTGCTAAAGGATTCCACCGATTAAAAAGAATCCTAATATTTTTATTTCCGAAAAAATACGCCTCTATAATGCAGTAATAATACTGCAAATGATTATGTTTAGGGCAAAAGGCCCAGAAAGGAGTACAGTATGATGTACAAAGAAAATGATAATTATGATGTTGATGTTGAGGATGTTATGGAAGACATGGATGGCATGGGTCATCCAGTATTAACGATTATTGCATCACTGATTGGTGGTGCGGCAATTGGAACAGGAGGAACACTCCTGGTTAAGAAGTTGATGAAAAACAACAATAGTAAGAAGCTTGAAAGAAAGCAGAAGAAATTGGCGAAGTTAAAAAAAGATGCCGAGAAATTGGGCATTGATTTAGGTGACATTCCGGAAATAAAAATTCCGGAAGATGAGGAACTAGATGGTGAAATTGAAACTGAAACAGGTAATGTTAAGGTTGAAGTAAAGGCAAATAGTAAGAAAAATAAGAAGAAAGGTGAGTGATATAACCGGGGGCACAGAAATGTGTTCCCCTAATATTTTTATTTCCGAAAAAATGTTATTCTATAATGAACTAATAATAAATTTTAAGGGTAATAAACCCAGAAAGGACAATATTATGAAAAATTTAATAATTTTTGTATTAGGAGTGCTTAATGCACTGCTTGTAGGATTTATAGGAACATGTTGTTTATTTGTTGGTTCTAGTGGAATAGATGTAGATTTAGATTTTTATGTGAAACAGGATAAAAATAAGGAGTAATTAGAACGGTGCTAAAGGATTCCACCGATTAAAAAGAATCCTAATATTTTTATTTCCGATAAAATCTAACCCTATAATGCGGACAAAGTGTGCCGTATTTAGTAGAAAGGAGGATTTTATGAAAGTAATAAGGATATTACTGATAATGCTAATTATATTAGCGGTGTTGCATTTGGTCATGCTGATGACATGGCCTAAAGAGTTGATATTATCAGGTTTTTGCCTGATTATGGTGTATCTTATGATGCGCCGTATTTAGTAGAAAGGAGGTGGCAAATATAGATGCCATCGAGAAGTTAGTAGTTATATTGTGTGTGCTTGGGATATCGAGTATCGTTTGTTACTCGAGCCCAGTAATATCGATAGTAGCGATTTTAATATTGATTATCCTTAAACAGGATAAGAAAGGAGATAAGAAATGAAACTTAATGCAAAAGTTGTAAAGGCATTAATGGGAGTTGGAGGCCTGTTGAGTTTTACAGGCTTTGCAATTGATTTATTATTTAGAGATGCTGCCCAAGAGGTAGCTATTAATGAGGTTCTTGATGAGCGCTTAGCCGCGCTTGACGAGGAAGAAGATAATGTAGAGTAATTAAAAAGGGAATGCAGAAATGTGTTCCCTTAATTTTTTTATTGAGGAAAGTGAGGAATAAAGTATGCTTATGTTATGGATAATATCTATGATACTTGCAATTGCTGCAGTACTGTATTATACAATTACGGTTGGTGTTGCACTGATTATCATGATAATAATAACTATTATATTTTGGATTATTGATATACTATTTTAGGGGGTATTTATGAGTAAGTTTAAGAAAATTAAGAAGACTCTTCAAAGATATGAAAGTACAATTATATCTTGTTTAACTTTTATGACATTTGCATTTGGCTTAACAGCTATGAGTGTTGCATCTATTGATAATTCTTTGAAAGAGCCTGAATTCAAGGCTGGTGTTGAAAATTATATTTCATCAAGGGGTGAGACATTAAAAACTTATGGTTTAATAGAGCCACTATCAACAAAAATGGTTTTTGAGCATAAGCCTGACCCGACAACAACGGTAATAGAAACAACAGAGATTGAAACTACGGAAGCCGAAACGACTCAGGAATTATATTCTTGGGACGGTCCAGTTCTCAATAGTTACATAGGAACAGTTCATGGACCAAATGGTAAAGAGACCTACTACAATTTACCGATGTATGGTGTGGTACGAATCATGAGAGATGCTGGGTTTAGTGAGGCAGAATATCCGTATTGGGTACGAGATGATGGTTGTAAGATGCTTGGAAATTATATTATGGTAGCCGCAGACCTGTCAATTCGCCCAAGGGGAAGTATTATTGAAACATCTCTTGGAACAGCTCTAGTTTGCGACACAGGTAGTTTTGTAAATTATAATTCAACACAAATAGATGTAGCAGTTAATTGGTAAATATAGGAGGCGATGGCTAATAATGACCGAAAAATTTAAGAAAGAGTTTGAAGAAAAAATGGTAGATTTATACAAATTGTTAAGAAGTGAAAAAGCGGGTAAAGGAGAAATATATTTTAAAGACGGAATAGTTTTTAGATGTGAAATAGATATGACAAATTGGGTAAATAAACCAGTAATAGATCTAACAGACGCAATAGAAAAGTAAACATAGAAAGTGAGGAAATTGTATGATGTTAAGAAAACCAAAGGACATAATAATTAAAGGTAAAACATTAGAGCAGTTATTAGATGAGCACGCGGAATGGCTTTATAATATGAATCCTATACAGCCTATATGGGGTGATCTAATTAATGCAGATTTAAGTTATGCGGATTTAGAGCATGTCAACTTAAGTAGAGCCAGCTTACATGGCGTTAATTTAAAACATGCAGATTTAACTTATGCTATTTTAGATAATGTTGATCTAAGTTGTGCTAATTTAGAAGATTCCGATTTAAATTACATTAACTTATATAATGCCAACCTAACAAAAGCCAATTTAAATTGGGCAACCTTACATAAGGCGGATCTAAGATATGCTAATTTAAATTTTTCAAGCTTAAAAAATGCTGACCTAAGACATGCTGATTTAACAGCCGCTGATTTAGAGAGTGCTTATTTAAGAGGCGTTCACTTAGATGGTGCTGATTTAGAAGGAGCAGAGTTTAATTATTCTAATTTAACGCATGCTTATCTGGATGGGGCAAAGGGTAATTTGATTGAATATCGAAAAGGAAAAATTCTAACAGAAGATATTATAGGTTATAAAGTGTGTGGTAGAGATTTCTATAATATAGAACAACAGCCACTTTCGGCGAAAAGAGTTCTTGTAACTCTTAAAATTCCTAGAGGAGCAATTGTATTCTCAATTAACGGCAATAAATGCAGAACAAATAGAGCCAAAGTTATTGCCATAGAGGGAGCAGATAGAGCTTACTCAACATATAAATACATGAGTTATTATGTTGGCGATGAATTTAATATCTATAACTTTAATTGTCAGTATAATATGGGATGTGGCGAGGGAATACACTTCTTTATGACACGAGAAGAAGCATTAAAACATACGTATTAGTGTTAGAAAGTGAGGATTATATTATGACAAGAAAAGAAGAAGTAGAAAATAATATGAAAGATTTGCTTGAGCGTATAAGAGATTTGACTGGTTCGGGGTTAACCCAAGAACAAGTTATGAATATTAATTTAAGTTCGATTGCCCAGCAGCTTGGAGAAATAAGTGTAACATTAGCCATAATGGCTGATAAATTAGATAAGGAGGATAGGTAATGAAAACATACGGAGATATTTATAATGAGTTTTGTGATAAGTTTCCAACTGCTGACGTTTTAGATTATAGACCAGCCGTTAGCATGCATATACCCGAATTAAAAACTAGGTGTATTCCATATGCAATTATTGTGTGGTTAAAGGATGGATCAGAAGTTATTTATAAGTCAAAAGAGGAGGAATCAGAATGAGCGTAAGATTAATTGATGCCAATAAAGTTTTCCCATGGTATTTAAAGGCTTTTTCGGCTGAGGAAGCTGGTGAGGAAAGGGCAATAGGTCCAGACGAAGTAAGATTTTCAATGAATGATATACGTGAAAATTTGGATAATATTCCAACAGAACCGGTCTGGATTCCATGCAATGAACGACAGCCAGAAGAGGATGGAGAATATCTTGTCGCATTGCGTTGGAGTGATTATCCTAATAGCGTAGAAACATTATATTTTACAAATGATTTAAGTTCTGTTGATGGGGTTGGTTATGCTGGTGAAAAAAGACCTGGATGGTATGAATACGATTCTGACTATGGTTGCTACGAAATAGATAATGTAATTGCATGGATGCCACGTCCGGAACCATACAAAGAAGATTAGTCAGATTTCCCTTCCGAAAAAATATGACTCTATAATGAAATACACTATAAGGTTTTTAAGGGTCATAGAACCCGGAAAGGATTATATTATGATTAGATTAATAGTATATAAAATACAGTATAGGTTACTTGATAACCGAGCGATGAGGAGACTTGAAAAAATAGACAAGTTAAAAGAAAAGATTGCTGACGATGTTGATCGCCGGCATGAGTTATATAAAAAGATACAAATAGAAAAAGAGTGGTTATAGTAACAAAGGGAATGCAGAAATGTGTTCCCTTAATATTTTTCTGAAAGGAGATTTTATATGATAGACACGCCACATTGGATTGTTGAGATATGGAACTATAAGGAATATCGTAGTTGTAGCGCTTGTGACAAACGTGTTGATTATGTATATGGCTATCAATATTGTCCATGGTGTGGAACAAAATTGGATGGATGTGAGGAGGTGATTCAGCATGAATGGGAAGGGTCGGGGCTCGATGTCCATTAGAAAAGTTAATAAAATACTAAGGGATAATGGTTGGAGACTTGTTAGAGAAACGCCACATTATATTTACAAAAAAGAAGGTGAAGAATTAGAAATAGCTATACCGAGAAGCTGTCACAATGACATAATACGAAGATTGTTTAAAAAGCATGGTATAGTAGAAAGGAGGAATAAAGAGTGAGCAATTATATTTCACAACCCCCATATCACAGAGAATGGGTTAAATTTAAAAACAAAGTAATACGTAATAGACCTTGGGTTGTTAGAGATTTTTCCATGCACGATAAAGGGTTTTATGAGAAAACTGCACAACGCTGGGCATGGAACGAAATTATTAGACGAAAAAAATTATATCCGGATAAAGATATCTATTCGATATTAGAAGAAACGTCTTTGGATTTCTATAATCTGTGGCGTGGTTCTAGAGTAAAAAATGATGACGTTCGGTTTCAGTACAGTGTTGCTAATGATTTTTTAATTTATTTATTAAACGAAGTTATTTAAGGAGGATTATATTATGGATAAGACAATTATTTTATTAAAGAATGTAGGAGTTGCCGACTTAACTTTTGGTCATGATGATTTTTTCTTGAAGCTATTAAAAACGATAGGCTTACATGTTGAGTATACTAAGGTTGACGACCACAAGGTTGAGATAACTCTCTGGACAAAGGATGGTCGATGTTTTTCAATACTAAAAGAGCAGTATTATATTTCAGATAAGATGACGCATGAAAAGGTTGTTGGTACCTGTCAGGAATATATTAAAGCTTTTACAGGCGCAATAAAGACTTTTGTAGATTCTAAAAATAAGGAGGATTAATTATGGATGTTTTAGAGTTTGTAGAAATCCCGGAGTATACTGGTAGGCCTCTCTGTGAGGTATTAGCAGAAAATATTAACAATGACATTATATTTAAGATTGGTGCCGACAAAGGTTCAGGATTTATCTATGCTGCTCCTGTGACAAACAAAACTAAAGATTGGTTTGACAGCTGGACAATTAGAAGGTTACAGCACTTGCTTGATAGTATTAATAATTTGAGAAGTAAAGAAAAGTCCAAAACGCAGTATGCAAAATACAAGGCTTATTATAGAGGTGACCCTAAGAAACGAAGCTCATTTAAGAAGTGGTCAGAAGGACATGCTGCTCGTAGAAAGAGGCTTGAGCAACGCTTTAACAAATTATCTATTGGTGATATCCTTGATTCAGTTGTTACAGATGCTTGCTGGTCAACGGCTTACCCTAACACAATTATATTACACTACAAAGGGGCAGACCTTGGCGAGTATTGGACAGATACTGAGTTTTATAAAAAGTGGCCAGAGTTTAAAAAGGAGGTTAGTGCATAATGTTTCCAAAAATTACAAATTATGTAGAGTTGTTGTCCGAAGATGAGGTTTGGGATGCTGTAAGAAACGGAAAGGAAATAAATGTTCTTATATTAGAAGATATTCCAGGTTATATAGGTATTCAAAAATATCAAGCAGGATATATAAAGGCAGTCAGCAATCTTCATTCATTAAGAACCCTAATTAGAATGAGAAAAGAAGCTTTCCCAATTATATTTATAGTATGGAATAGCTATATAGAAGATAAAAAGGAGGAAGAATCAGATGGAGAGTCAAATTAAAGCAGTTTATATAACTAAAAAGGAATTTGTAGGGCATGGTGATGGGGTAAGTTACGATAATAAATATATCATTTATTTCCAATATCACGAGTTTATAGATTTATATTTATCTAAAGGTGTTACATTTCGTAGATATATAGATTCGGTTATCAAAAGTTTTGAAGAAAAGGTACCAAATTGTGAAATTATATTTTTAGAGCGTACCGATGATTACATTTTTAATAAGTTTAATGAGTACTTAATAGAAAGACTAAAAGATACAAATATTAAATTTGAGTATGTTGAACCAGTTGTTGATTTTAAGCAGATTAAAGATGGAAAATTTATTAATGAATAGGAGGTATTGAGATGAAGAATTTTAAGCAAGTTGATAAGCTTGATGTGTGGCCTAAATTACAAGATGGAAGGAGAGTATATGTTGTG